GACTTCCTCATGTACCCGGCCGGAACTTTCCTCCACGGCAACGGCATGAGCCTCGACCTCGGTGTCGTCCGCGACAGCGTCCTCAACGAGACGAACGACCACACCGCCGCCTGGTCCGAGGAAGCCCACCTCGTCGCCCGCGTCGGCCACGAGTCCCGCCGCTACCGCGTCGGCTTCAACGTCAACGGCTCCACGTCGGCGCTGCACTCCGGCACCGTCCGGGTCTGACCCGACTCCCGTGACACGCACTGAGGAAAGGGGGTGAGCGCTGGTGGCCGGAGCACGCCAGATCGTCGACCCGCCAGCGTTCACCGCCCTGCCCCACGGGCTGTGGGACAGCGTCCAGCACCCCACCCCCGGCGGGACCCATTGGCAGCAGGGCGTCACCTGGGTGGAACGCTGCCCCGACGGTGACACCACCTACGACGAGTGCCTGACGGTCACCGGCACGGGCGCACCGCCCGCGCCGGCCGCCAAGACCGGCAACGTCGAGCAGACCACCCGGGGCGCCACGCCGTTCACGGCGTACGCCCTGTTCGAGTGCTCGCCCGTCGGGGTGGGGGACGCGGCCACGGTCGGCGCCGACGCCCTCGCACGGGTCGAGTCGAAGCAGGTCGAGGCCGCGTTCTGGACCGGCGTGGCGGGCGGCCAGGACGTCGTCTTCCCCCATCTCGCGGCCGACGCCGAAGTCGTCGACGTCCAGACCATCGTGCTGCAGCCAGCCGCCTCCCCGGTCGTGACCGGCGGCGCCGACGTGGCCCACGCTCTCGGAGCGCTGGAGCAGGCCCTCGCCGACTGCTACTCCGGGCAGGGCCTGATCCACGTGCCCCGCTCGGCGCTGCCGACGCTGGCCGCGTGGAAACTGGCCCGGCTCACCGACGACGGGCAGCTCGTCACCCCCGGCGGGAACCGGATCGTCGCCGGGAGCGGCTACACCGGCAGCGGACCCGACGGCGCGGCGGCCGCAGCTGGCACGGCGTGGATCTACGCGAGCGGCCCGGCGTTCGGCTACCGGTCCGACGTGTACGTCACCCCGGTACGGGAGTCCCTCGACCGGTCCTCCAACACCCTCCGCATGCTGGCCGAGCGCACGTACGTGATCGGCTTCGAGTGCTGCCTGCTGGCCGCACACATCGCCCTGGGCGTGCCCACCGAGTAGGAGACGAACAATGGCAACCCACTCCACGTGCGCGACTCCCATCAAGGGCACGCACATGCGGATCATCGAACTCGACGCCTGTGGCATCCCCATCACCGGCGCGTCCGGCATCGTGGCTGTCACCAAGGGCTTCGTCCAGGTCAGCATGGAGCCGCAGTACGAGGACGGCGTCGAATTCTTCGAGCGCACCGCGGACGGCTCGCCCTGCGTAAACCAGAAAGACGACCCCACACTCAAGCGGCTGAACCTGACCTCGCAGTTCTGCGAGATCAACGCCTCCGCAGCCTCCCTCATGATCTCCGCCCGCGAGCTCGTCTCCGGCACCCCCACCACGGGCACCGGCTTCGCCCTCGCCGAGGGCAACCCCACCCGCCGCTACTCGCTGGAGGTGTGGCAGGAGGTCGCCGGCGCCGGAGCGTGCGACGCCTCCGGACAGCAGCGCTACATCTACAACGCCTGGCCGAACGTGGGCGCGACCCAGCTCGGCGGCTACACCATCGAGAACGGCCGCTCCACATTGGAGACGACCAGCGAGACCAAGGGCACGGCGGCGCAATGGGTGGCCCTGGTGGGCGCGGACTACCTGCCAGCCGGGGAGACCATCGACCCGGATGAGCACTGGGTGTGGAACGTGACCACCACGGCGCCGCCCACGATCGCGTGTGACCCGACGACGCTGGCCGCATAGCACCTGAGGGGGAACCGTGGCGCTTGCCCAGTACAGCGAGCTGTTCTGGTTCCCCTCGGGGAGCGTGGCTGCCGCCGTCCCGGCGAGGGTGTTCCAGCACAGTACGAACACCCTCGCCACCCTGTACTCGGACGCTGCCGGTACGACACCACTCGACAACCCGGTGAGCACGAGCGGGACCGGACGCCTGGAGTTCTACGCCGAAGAGGGCCGCTACTGGGTCCACATCGACAGCGAGGCCTTCGAGATCGCTGTGGGTGCAGCGGCTCAGGGCGCCACCCAGCAGGACATCGCCACCCACGCCGCGGCGAACGACCCGCACGGCGACCGTGCCTACGCTGCAGGCACCTTCGCGACGATCGTCTCCGTCACCGCGCTCACCTCTGCTGTGCAGGCCATCGACGGGTTCGTGGGCGACCTGCTCACCCGCGTCCAGAACATCGAGGGCGGAACGGCGTTCCTGGCCGGCGGGAACTTCACCGCACCGCTGCTGGTCCTCAACTCCCGCCTGGAGGTTCGCGACGGGGGCGGCAACGCGTTGCACCGCCTGGACGGCAGCACGAACACGGTGGGGTTCTTCGGCGCGACCCCGGTCAGCCGGCCGACGGTCACCGGCTCGTGGGCCGACGGCTCCGCAGGCGTATCGCTCGCTGACGCGCTCGCCGACCTCGGGCTGATCACCAACACCACCACCCCGTAGGAGCCCGTCGTGCCGGTCATCAACTCGATCCTGAGCACGCCGTCCGGCGGCACGGGCGACATGCGCGGCCCGTGCGCGGACTGGCCGGTGCAGTGGACGTGCGAGCTGTCGACGCTGAACCCCGCCGTGACCGGGGCCGCGGTGTCGATGGCGACCGAGACCCTGTACGCCCTGTCGGGGATGCGGTTCGGGCTCTGCTCGGTGACGCTGCGCCCCTGCCGCAGTGACTGCGGGGACGGCCGCTTCTACGACGACTTCGGGCCGCCGTGGACGGCACGCTACTGGCCGCAGCCCGCGTTGATCGGTGGGGTGTGGTTCAACCTGACGTGCGGCTCGTGCTCGTCGGGGTGCTCGTGCGGGGAGGTGTCGGAGGTGCGGCTGCCGGCGCCGGTGTACGACGTCACCGAGATCGTCATCGACGGCGTCACGCTGGCGTCGTCGGCGTACCGCCTCGACAACAACCGGATCCTCGTGCGCAGGGACGGCGGCCGATGGCCGCGCTGCAACGACCTGTCGGAGGACGCGGGTCCGGGGACGTGGTCGGTGACGGCCCGGTACGGGGAGCCGTTGCCGGAGGGTGCTGCGCTGGCGATGGGTGAGCTGGCGTGTCAGTTCGCCAAGGCCGCTGACGGAGAGGATTGCCGCTTGCCGGCGGGCGTGCAGCAGCTGGTGCGGCAGGGCGTGACCATCTCCTACCCGGACGTCGGGGAACTCTTCAAGAAGGGCCGCACGGGGCTCTACCTCGTCGACGCGTTCATCGCCACGTGGAACCCGTACGGGCTGCGGCAGCGGTCGCGGGTGTACCGGGTGGATCAGCCGACTGTACGAAGGGCAGGGACATGAGCGAGCCGCAGATTCCGTCGGTGGGGCGGATCGTCCATTACGTCAGTCGAGCTACCTGCGAGCCGGTGTGTCGCGCAGCCATCATCACCGAGGTCGGTGACTGGCCACCTGGCACTGACGAAGCCGGACGCCGAAACATCGCCGTCCCCGTCAGCGTCACCGTGTTGCTGCCCGACAGCCAGTTCTGCGACCAGGGCGTGATGCAGAGCGAGGTTGGCCGCGAGGGTGGCACCTGGCACTGGCCGGAACGCACGTGATCACCGGCGAGCTGAAGTGGTACACCGTCGCCTCCACCCTGGAGACGGCGGTGTACGACGCGCTCACCGACCAGCCCGACCGGCACGGCGTCGTCCCCGGCGCCATCGCCTGGGACGCCTGCGACTGCGGCATGCTCGCCGTCAGCGTCGCGCAGGTCTACCCCAGCGAGACCTTTCCCGCCGTCCAGGCCGCCAAGGTCGGCGCCTGCGACGCCCCCTACGAGGTCGCCGAGATCGTCGTGCAGGTCATCCGCTGCGCCCCGAACGCCGAGGGGCAGAGCCTCTATCCGTCCACGACGGCGCTCGACGCGTCCGCCCGGCAGGTCGCCCGCGACGCGTACGAGACGCTGCGGGCCGTGTCCGTGAAGCTGTGCGAGATGAACGACGCCCGCGACATCTCTGACTTCCTCGTCCGCCCCCAGGTCACCCAGGGCCCGCAGGGTGGCTGCGTCGGCTCTGAGCTCCGCGCTCTGGTCAGTCTGCTGAGGAACTGACCATGCCCATCGTGCGCATCGACTGGGCGGCCGTCGACCGCATGCTCAACTCGCCGACCGGCATGGTCGGCCGGGACTGCCAGCAGCGCGCCGACCGTACGGCCGCCCAGGCCCGGCAGTTCGCCCCCGGCAGCATGAGCGAGCGCATCGCCCCGCCAGTCGTGCAGCGAGGCGCGTCCGGCCCGTCTGCGGATATCACCGTCCGGCACCACGCGGTCGGCTACGTCATCAACGGCACCCCGCCGCACCCGATTCGGCCCCGCCCGCCGAAGCGGGCCCTGCGGTTCACCGTCGGCGGCCGCGTTGTGTTCGCTGCGGCCGTCAATCACCCCGGAACGAAGCCGAACGATTTCCTGAACAAGGCCCTGCCAGCCGCCCTGTAGCACCGGAATGATCATGGGCGGGGCGTGCCTACCGTCCCACCCATGACCGAGCTCCTCGCACCCCCGAACGGCATCGCGCCTGCTGCACCGCGCCCTCCCGCGCCCGCGGCCCGCGACTTCAGCAAGAAGCGCAAGCGCCTCGACTTCACCATCGAGGACGACACCTTCGAGGCCGCGCCGGCGCTGCCCGGCGACGTCTTCGCCGAGTTCGTCACCCTCTACAACTCCACCGGTGACACCGAGACCTACCAGCAGCAGCACGACCTGCTGAAGCAGGCCATCGAACTCGCCCTCCTCCCCGAGTCCTGGGAGCGGTTCGCCGCCCGGCTGAAGGACAAGGAACGGCCGATCGACGACGACCAGATGTCCGACGTCGTCCTCTGGCTGCTGGAGGAGTACGGCATGCGCCCTACACAGCCGTCGCCGGACTCATCGGATGGGCCTGCCAGCCCGGAGTCTGGCACCAGCTCGACGGAGAATACGCAGCCCGAGGAGTCGACTTCGGCGACCTCCCAGCCGACCGCTTCCTGAACGCGATCTACGCCGAGATGCTCCAGCGGCTGATCGTCCGCGAAGGTCAGACCGAGGAACAGGCGCGAGCACGCTTCGACGCCGACCTCGGGGTCTCGGCATGGGCACTGCCCGGCCGCGACCGCCGCACGGTGGAGCAGCAGCCCAACCCGGGTGCGCCCTGGTGGTGGCACGGCGCCGAGGACGCCTCGCAGTCGTTCCTCGCCTCCATGGGGGTGAGCCTGAATGGCTGACCTGATCGGGACCGCGTCGATCCGCGTCGACATGCCCACCGCGGGCGCAGCACGATCCGTCCGCCAATTTGCCGCCCGCGTCGACAGTCAACTGCGGGGCGTCCAGCAGCGAGTCGCCGCCACAGCCAGAGAGCTCTCTCGACTGCGCGGCACGACGGTGGGCATCGGGGTCAACGACCAGACCGCCGCCGGCGTCGCCTCCGTGCGCGCTGCGGTGAACGATCTGCGCCGCCTCGGCCCGGTCCGGATCCCCGTCCAGATCAACGACGGCACCCGGCGCGGCGCCCTCACCGTGCAGACCACGGTCGCCAGGCTCCAGCGCCTGGGCCCGATCCGGGTCGCTGCCGATGTAGACGTAGACCCGGCCGCCGCGGCCAACGCCGCGAGTGCCCTCCGCGGGCTGCAGGCCGCTGCCAGCAGCACCTCCCGCTCCCTCGGCACCCTCGCCACCCGGGCCACCACCGCGACCGCCGCCCTCGTCGCCCTCGGCGCAGCAGCCCGCACGCTGCGCGGCGACATGGACGACCTCGACGGCTCCATCCGCCGCACCGGCGGCGGCATGACCGGCCTGCGCGGCCGCCTGGGCACGCTGTCGGCTTCGGCCAGCAGCACCGGGACTGCGATGAACGGGCTGAAGAAGGCAGCAATCTCGCTCGCGCCTGCCCTCATCCCGATCGCCGCACAGGCTGTGCCGATCGCCGTATCTCTCACCGCAGCGACGGTGGCCATCGGCGTGTTCGCCGCGGCGGCGGGCGGCCAGATCTCGGCCATGTCCCAGGCTGCGGACGCCGAGAAGAAGTACAAGGACGCCGTCGCCGAACACGGGGCGCGCTCCGAGGAGGCCGCGAAGGCGCAGGCCGCCTACATGCGGCAGCTGCAGAAGATGCCGCCGGCCACCCGCCAGGCGTCGGCGGCCCTGTCGGTGTTCAAGGACGAGTACCGGCAGTGGTCCGATGCCCTGGCCGGGGACACGATGCCGGTCGCCACGAAGGCCTTCGCGACCTTCGGTGCCCTGTTCCCCAAGCTGACCCCCGTCGTACGGGGGACGAGTGCTCAGCTCGACCGGTTCTTCACGATCGCCGCCGGAGCCATCCAGTCGCCGGGGTTCGACGCGTTCATGCAGCGCTTCGCCGACTTCTCCTCCGGGGTACTCCAGCGCGCCAACGACGGGCTGATCCGGTTCACCCGCACCCTCAACACCGGCAAGGTGTCCGGCGGCGCCAGCGAGTTCATGGAGTACGTCCGCGCCAACGGGCCGCTCGTGCGCGAGACCCTGTCGAACCTGGCGCAGGCCCTGTCGAACATCCTCCAGGCAGCGGCCAACGTGGGCCCCGGCCTGCTGACGGTGGTGAACGCACTCGCCGGCCTGGTGGCTGCGATGCCGCCCGGCTTGATCACGGCCATGCTGCAGCTGGCGCTCGCATTGAAGGCCGTACGGCTGGCGGCGGCCGGCGCGGCGGCCATGACTGCTGGGATGGCTGCGTTCGGGGTGGCGATCGGGGGCATGCACACCGCAGCGGCTGGAGCGACGGGCGTACTGCCCCGGCTGGCTGCGGCGTTCGGCACCCTGTCCCGCGCGGCGAAGGTGGCGGTGGCGGGCACCGGGATCGGCCTGCTGGTGATCGCCATCAGCGAGCTGTCGCAGATCGGCCGCAAGGCGCCCCCGGACGTCGACAAGATGACCACCTCCCTCGGGAGGCTCGCCCAGACGGGCAAGGCGTCGGGCGAGGCGGCGAGGATCTTCGGCCAGGACTTCAGCGAGCTGGGCGACGCGCTGCGGACCCTGGCCCGGCCGTCGACTCTGGACAAGTTCCAGCAGTCCCTCACGAGCATCATCGGGATGGACTCCACCCCGGTCAAGGACGCGAAGGAAGCGTTCAACGGCCTGGACGAGGGCCTCACCAACCTGGTGAAGGGCGGCAAGGCGGACATCGCTGCCGAGGCGCTGAAGGTGTCGATCGCCAACTTGAAGGAGCAGGGCTTCACTGCGGGCGAGGTCCGCGCGCAGCTCGACGGCTATAAGGCGGCGCTCGCGGACCAGGCGCTGGAGCAGCAGCTCGCGGCTCAGGCAATGGGCCTGTTCGGGCAGCAGGCCCAGCAGACTTCGGCGAAGCTCGCCGAGCAGAAGCAGTCCGCGGATGGGTTGAGGCAGGCGATCCAGGCGCTGAACGACGTCAATCGCGCCGGACTGAGCGGGATGATCGGGTTCGAAGCGGCGGTCGACGCTGCTTCGAAGGCTGCCCGGGACAATGCGGGCGTCCTATCGATGCAGGGCGGCCAGCTCTCCCTCAACACCGAGAAGCAGCGTGCCGCCGCGCAGGCCCTCCAGGATTTGGCGACGAAGACCGACGAGGCCGCCGGGTCGGCCCGTGAGTCGGGCCAGTCGTGGTCGGCGGTCAACGGCATCTACGAGCGCGGCCGCCAGCAGCTCATCGCGAACGCGATGCAGATGGGCCTGACCCGGGCCGAGGCGGAGAAGCTCGCCGCGACGATCCTGAAGACGCCGAACAAGACCGCCCTGTTGAAGGCGGACATCACCGACTGGAAGTCGAAGATCGGCGAGGCGGAAAAGCAGCTCAAGACCGCCAAGGGCGACAAGAAGGCCAAGCTCACCGCTGACATCGCCGACTGGAAGGCGAAGGTCGCCCAGGCCGAACTCCAGCTGAAGGGCGCCAAGGCCGACAAGCGGGCCAAGCTCACGGCCGACGTCGCCGACTGGCGGGCCAAGGTCGCAGGCGCCGAGCAGCAGCTGCTCAAGGCGAAGGGCAGCAAGAAGGCCACGCTCACGGCCAACATCAACGACTGGCAGCGGAAGATCGCCGCAGCGCTGCGGCAGATCAACAGCTTGCCGCCCTCACGGTCCACGAAGCTGACCACGACCCGGCATTACATCAACATCACCGAGAACCGGGTCATCAACACCGGCAAGGGCGGCCGCGGACCCAACGCAGCAACGGGCGGCCTGTACACGGGCCGCGACTTCAAGTACCGCGGCCGCCGCGGCTACGCCACGGGCGGACTCGTCGACGGGCCCGGCTCCGAGACGTCCGACAGCGTGTTCGCGCCCTGGCTCAGCAAGAACGAGTTCGTCGTCAACGCGAAGCAGACCGCCCAGCATCTGCCGCTGCTCAAGGCCATCAACGACGGGCGGCTCGGTATGGCCGGCGGAGGGATGGCCGGGGCCGGGACAGCGGTGGGCGCCGGCCTGGCCTCCGGCATGGACGCCGCGGTGGGTTCGGTGAGGGACGCCGCCCGGGCACTGGCGGCCGCCGTCGTCACGGGCATCCGGCAGGAACTCCAGATCGCGTCTCCCTCGAAGAAGACCCGCGCCTTGGCGAAGGATGTCGGCGCCGGCTTCATCAGCGGGCTGACCGGCTCGCGCGCGAAGATCCAGTCCGTTGCGAAGGACCTGTCGAACGACATCAAGATCGCGTTCTCCGGGCGGCGAGAGTCCTCGCTGCTGCGGATGGTCAACCGAGAGACGAAGGAACTCCTCGGTCTCGCCTCGAAACGCGACTCGATCTCGAAGAAGATCGCCGACGCCAACAAGTTCGCCACCGACACCGCCGGTAAGGCCCGTGCCGGAGGCGGCCTCGCCTCCATCGTCCAGCAGGACGCCTACTCGCCGAAGTACGTCAAGGGCGAGATGCAGGCCTCCCTGAAGCAGATCAAAGCGTTCACGGCGAACGTGCAGAAGCTGCAGAAGAAGGGCCTGAACAAGGACCTGCTGCGGCAGATCCTGGAGATGGGCCCCGAGCAGGGCAGCGCCTTCGCGGCGTCCCTCGCCAATGCCGACAAGGCCACGATCAAGCAGTACAACTCCCTCAACTCCCAGATCAACGCGGAGTCCGGCAAGCTCGGCAAGGTTGGCGCGGACCTCCTTTACGACTCGGGGAAGAAGGCCGGGCAGGGCTTCTTGACCGGACTGAAGGCGCAGCAGAAGGACATCGAGGCGTTGATGCTCTCGATCGCGAAGGGCATGCAGAAGTCCATCAAGAAGGCCTTGGGGATCAAGAGCCCGAGCCGGGTCATGGAAGCCGTCGGCCGCATGACTGTGCTGGGCCTTCAGGGCGGCATCGTCCGCACCATGCCGGCCGTGCGATCGGCGATGCACCGGGTCGCCGCCACGGTGGCGTCCGGGATGCCCACGACGCTGCCCGCTGTCGCCGGGCCCGGCGTATCGTCCCCGGCCCTCGCTGTCGGCGCCTCCCGCACAGCCCGCCAGGAGACGCGCGGCAGCGCACCGAACATCACCGTCGTCGTGCAGAACAACGGGGTGCTCGGCTCGCAGATGCAGGTGGAGAACTGGCTCGCCCGCTCGCTCGACAACCTCGCCCGCACCAATCGGCTGCCGCGCGGTCTCAGGACGGTGGCCTGATGCCGCTCATCGGGGAACTCCGCGACGCCTTCGACGACGGCGTCGTCGACACCACGAAGTGGCCGTCGAACTACAACAGCGGCGGCGGGGGCATGCCCACCGAAGTCGGGGGGCGGGCGCGCGTCGCCTGCGACACCGGCTTCTCCGCCTTCACCAGCGACACCACCTACACGCTCGCCGAGTCCCACGCCTGGGTGGAGATGTACCCGCCAGCGGCCGGGGGCGCGGCCACCGAGGCGTGGTCGCAACTGCTGATCGCCTCGTCGACACCGGGCACCGATGCGATCGCCGAAGTGAACGCGGTCACCGGCGACCTGACCCTCGCCGTGCGGACCGGGTACTTCGACCCAGGCGCCACCATCCTCACCTACAACCCCGTAGACCACCGCTGGATCCGCATCCGCGAGACCGGCGGGAACCTGCTCTTCGACACCAGCGCGGACAGCCTGACCTGGACCAATAGGCGCACCACCACGTCACCGGCCTGGGTGGGAGATACGGATCTGGAGATCCAGCTCATCGCCCACCGCGACTCCGGCACCCCCGACGTCGCCGAGTTCGACAACTTCAACGTCACCCCCTCGACGGCGGTGTTCGCCGACCTCACCGACACCTTCGACGCCCCGACCGTCGACACCGCGAAGTGGCCGGACAACTACAACAGCGCACCCGGCGGAGCGCTGCCCGACCAGCCCGCCGGCGTCGCTCGCGTGCCCTGCGACGAGAGCTTCGCCGCCTACGCGTCCGCCCCGATCTACCGCCTGCAAGACTCGCACGCCCACGTCCAGCTCACCCCGCCGCACGGGCCCGGGCACTCCGAGTCCTACGCCCAGCTCCTCATCCTGAGCGACGTGGCGGGCACGCAGATCGTGTTCGAAGTCGACGCCGCCACCAACTTGCTGCTGATGGCGATCCACGAGGACTTCGTCGACGAGAACGCATCCTCCCTGCCGTACGACCCGATCGCGCACGCATGGCTCCGCATCCGCGAATCGGCGAGCATCCTGCACTGGGACACCAGTCCCGACGGCCGCGAGTGGACCACCCAGCACACCGAGATCGCGCCCGGCTGGACAGCACAAACCAACCTCAGCGTGCAGTTGCTCGCGCACTGCACGCCGCTCGTCACCGGCGGCGCGCCCTCGGACGACTACGCCTACTTCGACAACTTCAACGTCCGCCCCGAGCTGCTGGCGGGCTACACCGTTGCCGTCGACTGGGCCGGTGACGGCGACTTCGACGGCCCGTACGACGACGTCACCGGCGACGTGATGCAGCGCGGCCCCGTCACCTTCTCCTACGGCCGCGACCAGGCCCGCCAGCTTGCACCACCCCGGGTGGGCACGCTGTCGATGGTCCTGTGCAACGCGGATCGCATCTACAGCCCGGAGAACCCCGAGTCCCCCCTCGCCGACGACATGTCACCGGCCGCCCCGGTCAAGGTGGAGAGCGTCTTCCAGGACACCCTCTATCCGCTGTTCACCGGCCGCGTCGACGACTTCGACGTGCATCCGGACCGCGGCGACCGCACCGTCGACATCACCGCTCTCGACCTGCTGTCGCTCCTCCAGGGCGTCAAGATCAGTACGGAGCTGTACCAGGCGCAACGCACAGGCACGCTGATCGGAGTCATCCTCGACACGATCGGCTGGACCGGCCCGCGCGACCTGGACCTCGGCGCGACGTTCGTCCCTTGGTGGTGGCTGGAGGAGGACGACGCCTTCACCGCCCTCACCGAGCTGCTTGAGTCGGAAGGCCCTCCGTCGATCGCGTACGTCGGCCCCGACGGCACGTTCATCTTCCGCGACCGGCACCACCGGCTGCTGCGCGCGGCATCGCTGACCCCTCAGGCGTACTTCACCGCAGGCGCGGCCGGGGAGTGCAGCCCCGTCTACGGCTACGGCACGGGCGGCTACGGCGAAGGCGGATACGGAGGAGAAGCGTAGTGGTCTTCACACCGATCGCGTTTGGCCGACGCCGCTGGGACGTCCCGCTGAACGCCGCACTACAGGACTTGCAGGACCAGGTCACCGGGAAGCTATCGAAGGGCGGCGGCGCGCTCACCGGCGAGATCACCACGAACCTCGCCAGCCGGTCAGCGTTCTTCAAGACCACCTCTGCGCTGGCGCACGCGGTCACCATCTACCAAGCCAGCACGACGGGCGTGGACGTAGCCGCAGCCCTGAACGTGATCAGCGACAACCGCGAGACGTCCGCCGTGTACGTATCCGGGCACGAGACCCTGCCGCGCGGCACTGTGAAGGTCACCCACACCAACGGCGGCACCCTCGCCGGGGACGACGCCGGAGCGTCCGCCCTGTCCATCGACCTGCGGCGCGGCAGCGCGGCAGGCACCGCCGCTCAGGGAATCTTCATCACCAGCACCGACGGCGGCACCACCGGGCGCCTGATCACCGCACGCAACGGCGGCGGAAACCTCTTCACCGTCCCGGCCGCCGGCTCCGTCTACACGGCGACCGGAGCCTTCGGCGAGCAGCTCCCCGTGAACCACGGCTTCACCGGCTGGACATACGACCCGACCCTCGCACAGAACACGTCCCTGCTCACGAACGGCACTGTCTACCTTTCGAAGATTCACATCCCGGACGATGTAACCGTCACCAAGCTGTACTGGTGGGTGACCACCGCGGCTGTGACCGCGACGGCCGGCCAGAACTTCGTGGGCCTCTACTCCAGCGCGGGCACCCGCTTGGCCACCACCAACGTGGACGCGGCGATCACGAGCACGGGCCTGAAGACGACCACGATCACCGGCGTGAACCTGACGGCCGGTTCCTTCGTGTGGGTCGCCATGGTCTTCAACGCGGCGACCGCACCGACCATCGCCCGGGCGACCGGTAGCGGCGGCCTCGCCACAGCCGTCAACGCGGGCCTGACAAGCGGGACCTACCGGTTCGCCACCAATGGCACCAGCCAGACCAGCCTCCCCGCCACCATCACCCCCGGCAACAACGTCGCGGCCGGCTTCGCCGGACCGTGGGCCGCCGTGGGGCCCTGACACCGAAGGACGACTCGATGACCGACATGAGCAGCCAACTGGCCGACGCTGAGCAGCAGCACTGGACCGGCAGCCCCGCCGCCCAGGACCACGAGCGCGACCCCGCCCTCGGGCTCATCCCGTGCCCGCGCTGCACCGACGCCGTCGTCGACCTGGACGAGCACCAGAAGACGTGCCGAGACCCGGACACCGAGCCTGAGCCCCACGCCGACCCGGTCGCCGACGCACGGCGGATCATCGCCCAGGACCAGCAGCGCCGCATGGAGGCCTGCCTCGCGGACATCACAGCGGTCCTCGAAAAGCACGGCATGGACCTGCACGTCGAGCCGGCACGCCTCACCCTCGTTCCCAAGGACTGACCGTGTCGGTGCCCGTCCCCGAGGACCTTTCCTTCCTCCCACCGTTCGGCTACTCCCACGGCTGGCGCGACATCGTCAACGACGTCTCCTTCGACGTCGACGAGCGCCGGCCGCAGGACACGTACGCCGTGGTGTGGCAGAGCGACGACACCACCGCCCTATCGCTCGGCCAGAGTGTCCAGGTGCAGGCCAAGGCCAGCGACCCGTTCCGGGAAGCGCTCGAGCCGGTGGCCGGCACGGACGTCGTCTTCAGCGGGCCGGGCACCGTCGCCACGTCCATCTCCCGCCGCTCCGGCCAGTCCACGACCATCAGCATCACGGCCGTCGGCGGCGCGGTGACCATCACCCATCTCCAGCTCCGCGCCCGCCCGGTCCCCACCGCCCGCATCGTCAAGGTCTCCGCGCAGGACCCCGTCAGCGTCCAGCGGCACGGCCAGCGCTCCAACCCCAACGACGCGCCCTGGTCCAACGCCCACGACGCGGCCGCTATCGCGCAACTGCTCCTCGCCCACTACGCCCACCGCCGCCCGACGGTGAGCCTGCGCCTGGTGTCCTCCGATACGGAGCACCTTCTGCAGATCCTCACCCGCACCATTTCCGACATGATCAACATTGCTCACGGGGAGCTGGGCCTGGCAGCGGACTTTCACGTCGAGAGCATCGAGCACACCATCGCCCGCATGCCCAGCGACGACGAGGCCGACTCGGGCTGCGAGAAGCGCGTGCACTACGCGACCCTCGGCTGCGAGCGCACCGGCCTGATCGTGCCGCCCAACCCGTTCACCTTCGACGTCGCCGGGCTCGGCTTCGACGATGGCGTCTTCGACCCGAGCGCCGCCGACAACCCCGACGCGGTGTTCATCTTCGACCACCCCGTACAGGGGCAGTTCGACACGGGACGGTTCGGCACCTAGCCCCGGAATGATCATGCACGGCGGGTGCCTACCGTCCACCCCATGGTGGAACTCATCGCAGCCCGCGCCCGGGCCTACGTCTACGCAGGAGACTGGGTCGCCGACTGCCCACGCGGCTGCGGCAGCGTCGAGCACCTCTACGCCCGCGCCAACCCCCGCAACCCGGCCTCCCCCCGCGTGGTCCAGCAGCCCGAGTTCCACTGCTCGTACTGCGGCATGGCCGCCCCCATCGACTGGCCAGCCGAGCTCGCCGCTATCACCACGGTGCTGATGCTGCGGCCCGTCCCGCACACCCGGAACTGGTACCCGAAGGACCACGACACCGCGGTACGGTTCCGCGTTCCGCACGGGCAGACGGTGGACGAGCTGCGCGCCGAGAACCGCGAGCACGGCGTACCGGCCACCCCCGCCGAGGCGGTGAGCTGATGGCCTGGTCCGCGCCCATGACCGCGGTCGCCAACAGCACCTTCACGGCCGCCCAGTTCAACACCTACGTCCGCGACAACCTCAACGAAACCGCCCCCGCCAAGGCGACCGGCTCCGGCTCGTACTTCGTCGGCGACGGCGTCAACTCCATCGTCGAACGGCGGGCTGTCGGAGCCTCCGACCTCACTGCCGGCACCACCACGTCCACGACGTTCACCGACCTGACCGGTTCCGGCATCGGCCCCACTGTCACCGTCGAGACCGGACCGTGCGCCCTCATCATCGTCCGGGCCTCCGTCGAGAACACCGGTGCCGGCAGCGCCCGCATGGCCTACGAGATCAGCGGCGCCCACAGCCAGGCCGCCGCCGACAACCGCGGCATCCACATCTTCGGCGTCGCGGCCGTCAACTTGGGCGCGAGCGACGCGTCCGTGCTCACCACCCTCACCCCGGGGACGAACACGTTCACGGCTAAGTACCGCGTCAGCTCCGGCACCGGACAGTTCTCGTCCCGCCGCATCATCGTCCTGCCGTTCTAAGGGGAGTGTCCGATGGCCTGGTCAGCTCCAATGACGGCGGTCGCATCCAGCGTGTTCACGGCGGCCCAGTTCAACACGTTCCTCCGCGACAACCTCAACGAGACCGCCCCAGCGAAAGCCTCCACGTCCGGCGCCTACTTCACCGTGTCCGGCACCAACGAGATCACCGAGCGGGTCCCGCAGACCACGAGCGTCCTCGTCTCCGAGACGACCACGTCGACCAGCTACACCGACCTCACCACCATGGGCCCAGAAGTCACCGTCGAGACCGGCCCGTTCGCCTTGGTGCTGGTTCACGGGGCGCTGGAGAACACGGGCGCCGGCAGCAGCCGCATGGCGTACGAGGTGTCCGGCGCATCGTCCATCGCGCCAGCCGACAACCGCGGCATCGGCGTGTTCGGCACTGCTGGCGGTGGCCTGGTCGCCTCCGGCGTTGCGCTGCATCAGGACTTGACGCCGGGCACGAACACGTTCACCGCGAAGTACCGAGTGAGCACGGGCACCGGCACGTTCCTGTCCCGCCGCATCGTCGTCTTCCCCCTGTAAGGAGCACGCCTGATGGCCCAACCGCTCACCGCATCACGGCTCCTCGCAGCCCTCCGCGACGAAGGCGTGCGGGTCGTCGAGGTCGGCAACTGGCGCTCCCACAATCGGAACCACAAGGGCCCCTGGGGCCCCGTTCACGGCGTGATGATCCACCACACCGTCACCGGGCCCGGCACGGACGTCGTCGGCCTCATCTACAACGGGCACAGCGCTCTGCCCGGGCCGCTTTCCACCGGCTGCATCACCAAGGACGGCGTCGTCCACCTCACCGGCAACGGCCGCGCCAACCACGCCGGCGGCGGCGACGGCGACGTGCTCGCCGCGGTCATCGGCGAGTCGTACGGCGACCGGCCCCCGGCCACGCACGAGCACGATGGCTCGGCTGGCGCGGTCGACGGCAACGCCCGCTTCTACGGCTGGGAGTGCGAGAACAAGGGCGACGGACGGGACCCGTGGCCGCGCATGCAGTACCTCGCGATGGTCAAGGCCACCGCCGGGATCTGCCGTGAGCACGGCTGGAGCGCGAAGAGCGCGATCGGCCACCTGGAGTGGTCCGACTGGAAGGTCGACCCGCGCGGTATCGACATGACCGACTTCCGCCGCGACGTGGCCGCGTGCCTGGCGCTCCCGGCGGGACAGTGGGAAGGAAACGACGACATGGCCCTGACCGACAGCGACGTCCGGAAGGTTGCCGACGCCGTGGTGGCGAAGCTCCTCGCCGGTGGCGGCGCCCTGGAGGACAGCGACGTGGCACGCGTCTGGGGAGCGGACGTCATCCCCGCCGCCCGGCCGCCGTTCCACAACGACGACTACTTCGAGGCCGACGGCATCACCGTCAAGAACGCGACGTGGACCGCCAAGTACACCCAGCAGACCCAGGTCGAAGGCATCCGCGAGACCCTCACCCGCGTCAGGGAGCTCCAGGCCGCGCTCGCCGTCTTGGACCCGGCCGCTTTGGAGGCGGCCCTCGTGGCCCGCATCAACGGCCTGACGGCCACCGTGACCGTCACCGACCCTCAGGAGGACTGACCCGATGAAGATCCGCATCTTCGGCCGAGAGCCCGCACTCGCCCTCAACACACTGAGCGCCATCCTCGGCCTCCTCGTCACCTTCAACATCGGCCTCACCGAGAACCAGGCCGGATGGATCGTCGCTGGAACCTCCGCGATCCTCGGCGCCATCGCAGCCGCCCTCACCCGCCCGATCGCAGTGCAGGCGTTCACCACCCTGGTCGCCACGCTCGCCTCAGGTGTGGCCGCCTTCGGCTACGAAGTGGCCCCGACTACGACGGCCGCGATCAACGGCGCGCTCCTCGCGGTCATCATGTTCATCACCCGGGGCCAGATCTCCCCGAAGGAGGCAGCCGCGTGAGCGCCCTCGACGCACGCATCCGCCGTCTCGCCCGCGAGGAGATCGAGGCAGGGGGAAGCACGGCCGCCACGGCCGACAGCCCGGACCGCGTGGCCGAGCTGGAGAAGGAAGTCGCCGAACTGCGCACCCGGCTGGAGAAGCTGGAGGCCACCAGCTCCACGCCGGCCGCGAAGCGCACGCCCCGCAAGACGGCGGAGTCCAGCGAGTGAAGGTCGTCGTCTACCCGAGCGACTCGTACGGGTGCGGTTCGTTCAGGATGATCTGGCCCGGCCAGCACCTCGCGGCGGCCGGGCACGATGTCGAAGTCGTCGGCGCCCACGACCGCCGCGTACGAGTCGTCATGGACGGCGACACCGTACGCGACGTCCTCGTCGACGCCGACGTCGTCGTACTGCAGCGCGTCACCCACGTCTACATGGCGCAGGCCGTCGGCGTCATGCGCGCCAAGGGCATCACGGTCGTCGTCGACGTCGACGACGACCTGTCCTCCATCCACCCCTCGAACCCGGCCTGGGCCGTGCACCGGCCCGGCGCCGGGCCGCACTCCTGGCACAACCTCGCGCTCGCCTGCCGCACCGCGTCGCTGGTGACCGTGTCCACGCCGGCGCTGCTGAACGTATACGCCAAGCACGGCCGCGGCCACGTCCTGCCCAACTACCTGCCCGACATGTACTACGGCCTACCCCGCACGGACACGGACGTGCTGGGCTGGCCGGGCTCCCTCCACTCCCACCCCAACGACCCCGAAGTGGTGGGCGGCGCGGTGGCCCGCCTCCTCGAGGAGGGCGCCGAGTTCGTGATGCGCGGCGACAGCTCCGGCGCCGGGAGAGCGTTCGGTCTGACTGCCGACCCCGTGGGCGGGGCGGTCCCGATCGAGGAGTGGCCGGCAGCCGTGGCCGCCCTGGGGGTGGGGATCGCTCCGTTGGCGGACACGAAGTTCAACGCGGCGAAGTCCTGGTTGAAGCCGCTGGAGATGTCGGCGTGCGGGGTGCCGTGGGTGGCGTCACCGCGGGCGGAGTACCGGCGGCTGCACGCGATGGGCGCGGGTGTGCTGGCTGACCGGCCGCGGGTCTGGTACCGCGAGCTGAAGCGGCTGCGGGAGTCGGCCGCGCTGCGCAACGAACTCTCGCAGGCGGGACGCGAGGTGGCCGAGCAGCTGCGCCTGCGCGACCACGCCTGGAAGTGGGCCGAGGCCTGGAGCCGGGCGGTCGACATCGATCGGGTTATGCCGCGCCCGCAGCCGGTAGCGGTGTAGCGGCGATCGGCTCCTCGCGCACGTCACGGATCCACGACACTCCGCAGGCCAGGCAGAGTTCGTGCGGATCGGTGTACACCAGCTCTGTGGCCTGGCAGATGGGGCACTTGGCGCGAGTACGGACCCGCCGCAGCTGCGCGCGTTGGTAGGTGGTTGTGCCGCCCCAATACCCTTCGGCGCCGTGCAGCATCGCCCAGGCGAGGCACCGCGTGCGGACCGGGCATGTGCGGCACCAGTTCTGCTCGGCGATCGCCGCATCCTCGTCGGTCTCGATGTCGGGGATGAAGTCGAAGTCGTGGGCATCCGAGCAGGGGGCGTCGGCCTGCCACGCGACCGACTCTGCGTTGATGGCGAGCGCGGAGAGGATCCTGTTTTCCGGGCGGTCGATCACGGTGGCCTCCTCAGGTGCAGGGCGTGCCGTCGGCAATGGACCACACGATCACGCCGTCCTGAAGACACTGGCGTACCCGCCCAGCCCGCTGGAGCCTGCGCAGCGCGAGCGCCACCAGGTCCGTGGTCAGGCCGGTCTGCTGCGCGAGCTGACCGCGCGAGCGGGCCCCCGCCTTGACGATCTCGTAGATGCTCTCGTCCCGTTCGATCGTCTCGGCCGGACGGGGGCGGCCTCTGCGGGGCGCGGTCTGCTGCATGACGACCTCTCATTCATTTCATGGCCTTACTGAAATTTACGATGCAGACCCGCGGTTGCCTTCACGGTCACCGGAACGAACCCCCACCCCACCGGTGCCAAACTGCCGTCAACACCGAGGAGGACGGCATGACCGCGCCAGCCACACCCGCACAGGCCGCCCCACACCCTGCGAGCTCCGGCCGCTCGGACAAGTGACGCTGCCCAATGCGCTCACCGTGGAGGTGGAATGGACGCCGCCATGGTCACGGCCCTCGCCGCACTGATCGCGGCACCGCTGACCGCGGCGGCCGCAATGTACGGCAGCCGAGGCGCGAACCGGGCGGCCCGGGAGGTCGGAGCGGTGACGCTGTACGACAGCCTGACGCAGCGCCTTGTGGCCGAGAGGGACAAGGCAGAGATGGACGAGAAGGCGGCGGAGGCACGAGCCAGCGCGGCCGAGGCGAAGGCCTCCGCGCTGGAGGCCGAAGTCGCACGGCTCCGGCACCTCGTCACTCAGCTCGGGGGAACACCGTGACGCACGCCGAGGTGGTCCTCTATCGGGCCCGGCACCTGCTGTGGGCCGTCGCGATCGTGTTGTTCCTCGGTGGGGCGGCTGCTGTGGGATGGCTCCTCGTCGACCGGGACCGGCTTGCTGGGCAGCTGTCGCGCGAGGCAGATCTGCGTGGGGAGGCCGTGTCGACTCTGGCGGGGGACGTGCGGGTGCTGCGGGAGCAGGTCAAGGCGGAGGGGAAGACGCCGGCGGTACCTGACCCGGCACGCGCGATCGAGGATTTGCCCGCCCGCGCCGAGGTGCCGGTGCCGATCCCCGGACCTCCCGGAGAGACAGGGCCGCCTGGACGCCCAGGCCGCAACGGCGAGGACGGCGCCGACGGCGACGCTGGCGTCCCGGGCCAGGACGGGGCGCCCGGCCGAGATGGTGCTGACTCGACCGTGCCCGGCCCGTCCGGCCCACCAGGCGCTGACTCAACAGTCCCCGGCCCGAGTGGCCCCCCGGGAAGGGACGGCCGCGACGGCGTCGACGGCAAGGACGGTCAGACCTGTCCCGACGGGTACAGCCTGCAGGCACCCTCCTGGGACGCCGACGCCTTGGTCTGCCGGCGCGACGGCGCACCCGACCCGAGCGAGAACCCAAGCGCGCCGCAGACCGTGGCTCTTGACCCGCAGCGCAGGCTGTACGCCTAGGCCGCCTCGACGACCTCGTCCTTGACTGCGGCCGCCCACTCCGCGACCAGCTGCTCGTACCGAACTCGCTTCTCGCCATAGAGCCAGCCTCCACACGCCACGACGAGCGCGCGGATCTCCTCGTTCACGACGGCAGCAGACCGCACGGAACCAGAGGGAGGGGGCTGGAGGGACATGCGTAGAGCGTACGGCCATGCACTGACATCTCGGGCACCCCTGACGGATGCCCCTCTCGCTTTCGGGCCGGAGGGGGTTCTTCGTCGTGTCCAGGTTCAGCGTAGGTTCTGGCTGGCAACCCGTTCCGCAGCATCCAGCGCCAGATCCCACGGGTACTCCTTCGCATTCCCCTGGCCCGGCTGGTTCGGCACGAATCCGCCCTCCCCGTACAGCACTTCGACGCCCATCTCGCGCAGCTCGGCCACGCTCCGCTCGAACTGCCGGTGTTGCACGTAGGCCGCGTTCACGCACGGCATCACCACCATCGGGATGCCCTTGCCGATCCCCTCGGCGACAACCCCCACCAAGAAGTCGTGCGTCAGCCCGAGTGCCCAGCTGTTCACCGTGTTGAAGGTGGCCGGCGCCACGAGGATGACGTCTGCCTTCGGCCACACGTCCGGCTCGCCTGGCAGCTTGTACTCCCACCGCACCGGGTGCCCGGTCAACGCGGCCAGCCCGTCCAGGCTCTCGTCCAGCCAGCGCGCCGCGGTCGGCGTCAACCCGAGACACACGTCGAAGCCACGCTTCTGAGCCTCATCGATCACCTTCGCCACGTCGAAAACCGGAGGCGCGGCCGAGCCGAACAGGTACAGGGTCCGTGAGGTCATGGGGGCAGTGGATCACATGCAACCGCCCCCACTCCAGGAGGAGCCGGGGGCGGACGCCTGCCCCACGCCCTGCTGCGCGGGTACCGTTCCAAGTGGCTGCAAGGAACGAGGAGACCAGTATGCCCAACCTCGACGACGACCACACGGGTACGCGCATCAGGCAGCAGCGGAGACTGGCCAGGCTCACGCAACGCGAGCTCGCCGACCGGCTCCCCTACTCGTACAGCCTGCTCAACCAAGTCGAATGCGGGGCAAGGCCCGCGTCCGCCGACTTCGTCGCCGCCGTCGCGCACGCCCTCAAGGTCGACGTCACCACCCTCACCGGACAGCCCTACATGACCGAACTGCAACGCGACCGGCTCGCCGAGCTCGTCCGCCCCATCCGCGAAGCGCTCGACCTCTACGACCTTGGAGTGAATCCAGACCTGCGCGTCCGGCCAGCGGCCGAACTCATCAAGGCCGCCGACAGGCTGTGCGCCGAGGTGCGCGCCACTCACCTTCGAAACGCCGCCCGGGCGTTGCCCGGGACGATCGCCGAACTCACCCACAGCGCCTGGTCGACCCCCACCACGGAACTGTGGCAGGCACTGGCCTCGACGTACCGCACCGCCCACGACATCACCGTCAAGCTCGGCTACTACGACCTCTCAGCCGTCGCCCTGGACCGCATGGCCTGGGCCGCAGAACGCGCGTCGGATCCGTGCCTTGGCGCAGTACGCCAGTACATGCGCGCCCTCGTCTATTTCCGCGAAGGCGAGTACACGATCGGACAACGCCTCATCGCCGCCGGCCACGGCATCATCGGTGCCGCCGTCCCCACCCGCGAAGCGCTCGCAGTCACCGGCCAACTGCATCTCGGAGCGTCCGTCATCGCCGCCCGGGCCCGGCAGACAAGCACCGTCGTCAGCCACATCTCGGAGGCACGGCAGATCGCGAAACGAATCGGCGACGCCGCCGACGTCCACTGGCTCAGCTTCGGGCCGACCAACGTTGCACTGCACCGGATGTCGGCGGCCGTGGAAATGCGGCACTACGACGCAGCGCTGAAGCAATCGCGCCGACTCCAACTGCCTGCGTCACTCGCCACCAGCAGGCGCGCCCACTTCTTCATCGACCGGGCCCGCACGGAGATGGAAACCGGGCACACGGAGGCGGCATTGCGGTCCCTCGTCGATGCCCGGCATGCCGCACCAGAGCAGACCCGGTACCACCCTGGAGCGCGCGAGACGATCACCGCCCTGGTGCACCTGTCGCGTAGGACACCGGACACGCTTAACCACATGGCCGCCTGGGTCGGCCTGTAGCCGACGCTCACAACGCTCACAGATCTGTGAGCATTCCTCTTCTTGATCACGCCTACGGTCGGTGATGTGAGACGGACCACACGTGATCGGGGAGGCGTGAGCATGAACAGTGACCACAGCCGACCGGCCTTGCGGCCTGTCGAGGCTGCGCCCGGCGTGCTCGTACACCCTGCCGCGGACCGCCGTCTGGCCACCGAGCACTGGCTACTGTCGACCCTGCCAGCGCCCGGCCGCGCCCGAGCCCGACTGGAGTGGGAACAGCATGACGTGGCGATGCTGCCACTGGGCACGCTGTTCTCCGCGGTCCGGATCCCGGGGCGACTGATGGGTGCCCTCACCGCCAGCCCCGCGCCAGCCCAGCTCGACTCGTTCCTGGGGGAGGCCCTCGACGGCGGCCCCGTCATCTGCGACCCCCACCACGATCGCTACTACGCCGTCGTCCCCGCCAGCATGCCGACGACGTGGCACGAAGCGGTCGACGAGTGGCGCACCTTGGACGTGGACTGCCTCGGCCGCGGTAGCTACCTGGGCGTTCCGCGACCCGACATCATCGGAGCCACCCGCAGCCGGGCCACCTACTGGTCTGTCCCGATGGACTCGGTCGCGATGCTGTGCAGGCCGCTGACGGTAGCCCGGCTGATCGCCGCAGGAAGGCACTGCCTGGCCGCGGAAGCGGAAGCATGAAGTACCGCCACGCATGGCCCATCTGAACGCGCCTTGAGACTCCCGCCCCGGCCCCCAACCCTGGACAGGTCGAGCGCCGGGGCGGGTCGCAACGCTCCACCACGACGACATCAGGGAGAGGCATGTTCGTTCACTCCGACCGTCTGCCCACCAGCCCCGCCATCCCGCAGGGCCTCGTCACCGCCCGCCCGTGGGGGCTCGGCCGCATGGCGCCCTACCCCACCATGGCCCCCGCCGCCCGCGCCGAGTTGGACCCGGTCACGCAGACCGCCGTGTTCTACGACGGTGTCGGCCAGGTGCTGGAGATGGGCAAGCACGGCACGTCCACCGGCACTAGTCCGTCGACGGGCACCAGCCCGGACGGTCAGGGCGGCGGGGACACCGATAGCGGGAGCGACAGCGACCAGTGACTGATCCACGTCCGGTGTTGGTCGTCACCAGCCTGCACGACCCCACCGCCGACGTGGTGATCAGCGAGCTGCACGACCGGGACATCCCGGTCGTGCGGCTCGACTCGGGGGACTTCCCCGCATCACTGTCGGTGGAGGCCGAGATCACCGAGCACGGCCTACGAGGTCGTCTCCGCACCCCGTCCCGCACCGCGGACCTCGCAAACGTGCGCTCCCTGTACTACCGCCGGCCAAGCGGCTTCGCGTTCCCGCACCTCGACGAACAGGACGCCCGGTTCGCCCTCACACAGGCCCGGTACGGCCTCGGCGGAGTGCTGGCGTCGCTGCCCGGCTGCCTCTACGTCAACCACCCGCACCGCATCGGCGACGCGGAATTCAAGCCGTCCGGGCTTGCCACAGCGGCAGACGCCGGGTTTCTGCTGCCGCCCACCCTTATTACGTCCAGTCCCGACGTTGCCCGCGAGTTCATCAAGGGGCACGGCTCGGTCATCTACAAGCCACT